AGAACCACATATAATATTGAAACAAAAGAAAATATTGAAGAAGTTGAATTGGATGCTTATGTATCACCAACCATACCAACTGCACCAGCAAACTCTGGCAACAAAGCAAATAGAAATGATGATTTTTACAGCTATTATAATTTAATTAATGGCGATGTCTTTTTAGAGTGTACTTTTGATTTAGTTAATCCAAAATTTTATGATTTAGAAGTTGGGAAGTTTATAGTCTTTGATAATGATAATATGTTTCCAGAAACGCCATTTGGACAAAGTTCTGGAACATGGACTAATTTAAACATGATAATCACAAGCACAAAAAGAACTATCGGAAAGATACAAATTAAGGCAAGAGAAATATGAGCTATAACAGATTTAAAACACCTAGAGCATACGTTGATATTATATCTTATAATCTAGCTAATGGATGGCGAGATTTAGATAATATTACAACAATCCAAGATGATGGAAGCACAGCAGTTACTTTTGATGCTGGTAATGAAGCAAGTATGTTTGATACGAAACCAGCGAACTTTGCACAAATAGCGAATACAAATAAAGCGTTTTATATTCAGTTTGATTTCGGTGTTACAAGTGATAATCTTTCAGAATCAAATTTTTTAGCAATATTAAATCATAATTTTAATGATGCAGAATGTATGTTTAAAGTTCAATTAGATGATGATTCTTCTATGGGATCTGCTACGGATGTCTCTATTTCTTCAAATCATACCAAAATAATTAATGCAACCCAATCAACAATCTCTGGAAACACTCAATTCATTCAAACAGAAAAAAACGGATGGACTCTAATTACTTGGAC